CCCTGAAGGGAAAGGGGGGCAACGTAAATACGGCCCCACTGCTTGTTACTCTTTATTCCCATAGTTATAATATGTCAAATCCTAAATTCTTATCCACTTCCTCCAACCTGCCGTTTACCGGAAAGAACACCCGGCAGGTGAATATCACGGACTTGCTGACAAAACCGAAATCCGAACCGACCCCGTGCTGATTCCCGTTGTCAATATGGATGGCAAGCCTGTTTCCGTCCACATACTCAGGCGTCCAGAGGTTGTCCGCCGGTACATTGCCACTGTTGCGGAACCACTCCACTTCGGTAGCATCGTCCGCCATCACATCATCCGTTATGTCAATTGTACCATAGAAAACGCGCCCGGACATTACCGTATCCACACCGCCTATGACGAATGCCTCCCCGCCTGAAAGGGAGAGCTGGAGCGAATACCTGCTGTCGCCCTCAAGGAGTCCCCATGACGGGGAGTTCCATTTCGGTTCGTCGGTTGTCTTGTCCTTCAGACACCCCCATTTGCAGCCAAGGTGGTAGACCGTATGCTGTTCCAACAAAGTATATTCGCTGCCGGAAGGCTTCGACAGTTCATGCTGTACAAACCGGTAAGGAGCGCCGCTCTGGGCCGTTTCCAGAGACCAGACACCCCGGTCTACCTTGCTGGGTATGACATCACCGTTATAATCGAACTGATAGAATTTCTCGGCAATGACCGTCTGTGCAACGATGCCAACATCTTCGGTTGTCACCGGCAGTTTTTCGAGTGCCTTGATGTTAGGGAGTTTTCCGATAGTCAGCGCATAGTTGTAGTCCTCCAGTATTGGTTTAAACACGTTAGCCAAAAACATGATGCGCCCCTCACGCGAAGAAATCATCCACGACTGTGCCCGTTCGTTGAAGCCGCCTGTTTCAGGAAGCGTACTGTTACCCCTGCGGGTTACGTTGTAGCCGGCCAACGGCGGATAGTTCGTGCCGCCCGGCACTTCGCTGTCCGGATAGAGCACGACCGTTATGCTATTCTCCTGCGCATTGGTGGCAAGAATACGCATCCAACTGGTGTAATAGTCGGAACCGCCCGTAAGCAGTGTGTTAATGATGGAGAAGCAGACATCATTTTCCTGGAACTTCATGAAGTCGAAGTCCGTGCGTTTCTCTATTTTCAGACGGTAGGTATTTTCTCCCAAATCCTCCACGGATTCTATCTTGCCAATCTCGGTGAAGGAGTAGTCAGATTCCATTCCTTGAATCTGATTGATAATAAGGTCAAGCACTGACAGTGAACCGCGGACTTCCAACCGTTCAAATTGTCCTCTACCATCAGGAAATATCCCTGCACCCTTGCCGGCAATCATACTGTCTACGAACTCGCCGAACTCGCCGCCTGCGAGGAGTTTCAAAAGATATTCAGTCTTATCGGACTTGTCTTTCCTTAAGAAAGAGACCAAAGACCTGCGTGCCGAGAATACATTACTGTCGGAAGGGGCTGTCGTATCGTTCGTCCTGATTATATAGACCCCGTTTCCGCCGCTGGTATATGTCTGCCCCTTGTAGGTCAGGGAATCAATCTTGTCTTCCATATCCCCGATACGGGAATAGGGCATGCTCTCACCGATTATGTATGCAGGGCTGTCCCAGGGCTTGTCAAGGTTGAACTCCCAGCCGAGTATGCGGCTGTCGCGCCCGTTCTCAAAAAAAGCCCTGTTTACAAGGAACACTTTCTGTCCGAACTCATAGAAGCGTCTCAGCCGGTCGTTATACACCCATTCGGAATCAAGGGTCGTGTTATATGTACCGTCATCCCTTTTGCGTCGGTCGGCATACTCCTGCGCCTTTCCCTTAAGCTCCTGTTCGGCTTCGGGGGTATATCTGTCAGACACAAGCTGGATATTGAAACCGGAAAGGACATACTCGTCGCCGTTTTCCGGACGAAGGGTATCATCGGGAAGCATACGCCCGTAATCCTCGTTTCTCACGATTTCCCAAAGCTGCGCGCCGCGCATGTCGTCTTTGGGGTCGGGATTGAAAATGACACCGAATTCCATGCCGTTAAGTTTGCCGGACTGGAACCGGATTCTCAGTTCCTGACCTTCGATAAGATATTCATCCTTGAACTCCAGCCCGGTATCCTTGTAGCGGTAGTAGGTGACGGTCTCTTTCGTGCCGTTCTCGTCCTTCACCTCTTCGGTGCGGGTATGCACGTCGGATAATGTGCCCGTACGCCGGGGATAGACATTTTCAAATACGACAATGTCCTCTATCGCTTCCTCTTCGGACATGTCGGGATACACATCAATGTAAGGCGTGTCCGCGGGAAGCATCAGCCTGCGCTGGACTACGCCGTTGACAACCGTCTGCTCGTCCACGGGACGGTAGTCTGCCGGAATATTCCGGGTAGAGCCGAACGCATAGATTCTGGTCGCATAAGTACCTTTGCTGTCGCTGCGGGTCATGGCTGACGCTTCAACCCCTAACTCGATTCTGACGGAATCACCATATTCATTTCGCCCAAAATGGATTATGTTATCCGTTATCCAGCAGTCACAGTCCCATTTCTCCTTATCGGCCATGGAGAACAGGGCGTCAAGAAGGTTCATATTGTCGTACCTCATCGCAACGGCCTTGTTCTCCACTGTGGAATCTATGCGGAACTCAAACTCCTTTCCCTTGTATGTATATCCGAGTGCCTTCAGGTTGCGGAGGAATACGCCGAGCTGCACGTCAAGGGGTGCGGTCAGAGACCATGAAGCCTCATGGCCGGCATGTTCGGGAGTGTACTTGAAAATCTTGTTCTTCCACTTCCAGTAATACGCATCCATGCGCAGCTTATAGTCATATCCCCCGGTAGAAGCGTTGAAGGCAGGTTTCTGCAAATCCACTATCTCATAGACCTTGGACAGCAGTCCGCCCAGGGACTCGTCAAGCACTCCCGACAAATCCACGTAGTCGCCGAGCTTGAAATACACCGGGTTGGGAACACTGAACGGAAGGATGATATAGTCTTCCTTCATCAGGGTAAACCTGCCTTTAGCCCCGACATTAATGGGGGTCGAAAATCTTGTCTTACCGGATATGTCTTTGATGTCTACCATAACGCATCCAAAGTTCGCAGATAAAAAAAAGAGTGCCCTATTTTGGACACTCATATACACGACAATAAACCCAATGTCGTGAATTAGGTTCTGTTTGCCGGGTTCGGCTCGTTAAACTTGGCTGAAATTTTTCCGAAAGTATGGTCTAAACTCTGTGCATAAGCAACGCTTTTCCCAAGATAAATCAGATGATAAATCTCATTACTGTTAGCCGGAACTTGAATATCAACCACACCTTTATACAATTCTTCAAAGAAAGCTTTTTTCTTTGCTTGATAGTCGGATTGGGAATTTCCTTCAATTGTAAAAGAAAGTGTTATTTCCCGTTCATCTATTTTGGGGTCATTGATTATCACACGTTTTCCATGTTCCAACCGGGACTTATTTTCTATAAATTCTTTCATGGGTGACGATGCCCCAAGTACATCAAGAAAGCCCTCTCCCATTCTTACCCCCCATGTTGTGTAGGCGTCTTGGGTATTTATTAATAAATCTGACATAGTTTATAATTTAGATGTATTGTTTTTCACTTCTGCCATATCTTTCTGAATTTGAATGATTGGTTTTACAATAGCTCCTGTATTTTCCGAAATCTGAACCAATTCAAGATAAGATTGTGCTATCAAATCTCGCGTATTATCAGCGATATTCCTTGTTTCCGTATTTATGGAAAGTAGAGCATCTGCTTTTACTGTCAGTAGATTAAGTGATTGAGATTGAATAATATTCTGATTCTTTATTTCTTCTCCTGCAATCTGCAATGCTGTAAACCGCCCGTTCAACTCTTCGCCGGTATCTTGACTCATTGCCTGGAAGCCTTTGGATGAAGCTGACTGCGATGTTGATTCTTGCGAAATTTTATCATATCCGGTTGCTGCGGCAAGCTCATCACGAAGCTTCATGGCTTCATCCACATAACCCATGTACTCATCCATCAGCTCCTTACGTTCATTATTATCAAGCGTACCATCATCTTTCATGGCTTCACCGAATTTGTCATACCATGTTCTCAGTTTGTCACTAAACTGTTCACCGATGGCATTTGACAGCATTGCCTGCATGAAATATTTGGATATGTCATCAGCAACATCCTCAGCACTCTTCTCCATGTCCATCAGACTGCTTACAAAACTGTCATACATGGAATCGAATGACATTCCGGTCAGACCCTCATAAAGATTATCGGTCAACTCCTCCAGTTTGCCGGCCTGCTCAATATAATCATCAAGTTTATCGGTTACACGTTCACCATAACCGCCTTTCCCGGCATTCTGCATCTTTGTCCATATATCAACATTACTACGGAGTTTTTCCATCTCTTCAGGTGTCAGCTCCCATAATGAAGAAGTTCCGGTAAAATTCTTGTTTATGTTCTGTTGAATCCATTTCAAGTCTTCGGCAGACCATCTCATGTAGTATTGCCAGCTCTTATGTGAATTATGGTAACCTGCCTGTTCACGGGCGATATTCAGATAATTGGAGTTCTGCTCTTTCTGGTATTCATAAGCACTTCTATACGCAGCTACGGATTTCGTTCCTTTGCTTGCCTTTATCTCATCTGTCAATGATTCGATAGAAGTCTGTAACGTCTCATTACGGTCGGTAAGACGATTAATGGAATCCTGTACCTCCTTTGCATTGCTTCCACTCCAATTAATTACCCCACCTAATGATGTGATACTTGTCAAAGCTCCTTTTATTGTTTGCAAACTACCAGTAACAATAGACATTGGTTTCATTAGGTCTATACTTCCAAGTCCATCCAACATCTCGCCAAACCCGGACATTGTTCCCTCCAACCATTCAGGTGTTTTTGTACCAAGCGTTTCCATGATACCGATAACTTGATTACCGGCATCGACATATTGACCTATCTCATCAACGCCATGATGTAAAATGGTAGTAGCTTCCGATAGCGCTTTCTGTTTGTTGTTTTTTGCGCTTTCAAGAGTAGCCTTTGCATTCTTCTTTTCTTCGTCTGTACCTTCTTTGAGCGTTTTGTTATACGCTTCCTGCGCTTCACGTTGAGCATCAGTGGCATCTTTAAGGGATTTAAAGGAAACAGACATAGCTTCAAAAGGATTGCGTTCTGAAACCTTATCATCAATCCTTTCGATAGCATCTACCAGTTCTTTAAGGTTTTCAGGAGATAAATCCTTTTGAGATGATATAAAGTCTTTAAGGTTAACTTTCAACTTTTTCAAAGTATCAGTAGAAACCTTGTCAAGATTACCAAAGACTTGTTCCCAATTCATATTTTTCTTGAATTGTTCAGCATCAAGTTTGAATATATCTTCATTCTTGATTTCTGTACGCTTCTCAACGCTTCGGTCTATTTTGGCTATTTCACTGGCATCACCTTTGGCTTCCGCTTTCTTACGGGCTTCCTGCAATATTGAAATATCATCATTAAATTTCTTTTCAATGGCAAGACGTTCATCGGCATAAGACAAATAGTGCTCTGCCAAATCCTTATATATTTTTTCATTACTGATAATGGCTATCTTGTATAGTTCATCATAATAGTTTTGCTCATCATCAGACAGCTTTATATCGGTGGCATCAAAAGACTTGCCTTTATTCTTCGGATTAGCTTCCCATGCAGCGCGAGCATCCTCAACTTTCTTCCGCAAAGCATCTTTTTTTTGTCGGTCAATAGCCTGCATCTCCTTTTCAAAGTTGAGTTCCATTTCAGCGATAGTCTTGGCAGAACCTTCATCCATAGCTTTGATTCGGGCTTCATCAACTTCCATCTGCAAATCTTCGGCAGAACGTTGCTGTTCTAATGATTGCTTATCAAGGAGGGCATTATATTTATCAGTCTGCTTACGAAGTTTCTCGGTTTGATTATCTTGTTTGGTTAATGAGCTTCCGGTAATACCGCCCAAATTTTTATAGGCTTTTTCAGTTGTTTCTACTCGTTTCTTAGCTTCTTCATACTGCTTTGAAGTAAACTTGGATTTATCCTTTTCTATTTCAGAAAGTTTCTTCTTAGCATCATCCCAGTCTTTCTTTGCTTTCTCATAATCCTGCTTGTAGGTAGTAGGGGACTTCTTTTTAGCCAACGCTCCATTAATTGAAGAAATAACGCTTTCTAAATCTCCACCTTTAACCATCATCCCGTTTACAACAAAACCATTGCGTTTGGATGCAGACGATTGAGCAAGTTTCAATTCCGCTTCAAGCTTCTCCTTAGAATAGTTTTTAAGATTGGATTTGTAAGCGGAAATATTATCATCCAACATGTCTTTCTGATACTTTTTTAAAAGTTCAGAGTTTTTCTCCATTTGCTCACGCACCTGTACGTATGACTGATTACCAGAAAACATTTTCCATATTTCTGCATCGGAATCAGACATATTCTTCCGTAAATCGGGATTATCAAATAGCTGCAAATATCTCCGTTGGTTAGCAATCGTTTGGTTTAGAGCATTATAATCATCACTCCTGCCTTGAACAGAACGCCTTGAATCTTCTTCGTTTATTTTTTGCTTCAACTTTAAGATATTCTCCAACTTTAGCTTTTCAATATCGTATTGTTCGAAAATTTTAGGGTATTCTTTACGAAGTTCTTCTAATGATTTTTGCCGAGTAAGAGTAGCCAAACTCTCATCACGAGCAGCTGTCAATAATTCTTCGATTTTCAGCTTGTGTTCCTGTTCTTTTTTAAATGCTGCATCTTTAATGCCGTTATATTCTTTTTGAGCACGGGCGGCAGCAGTTGTACTGTCAGACATTGCCCACATTGTAGTAGCAAGCCCACCGATAACGACAGTTAAAGCTACATAAGGATTGGTAAGCATTGCAGCGTTTAAAGCTAACTGCGCTTTTCGTGCC